AGTCAGTAGCTTTAACTTTAATAAGTTCTTCATCAGTTAACTTAGGTACTTTAGATAACGAACCATCTTTATTAAACTTAGGAGTTATTAATCTATCGTCTACCCATTTAGGTTTAAAAGTTTGATGTACTTGTTGTTCAAGTGTGGCCATCTTAGATTGTAACTTAGATGAAAGCATAGTAGCTTTTTGTTCATCCAACATAAAACCATGCAGCTCTTGTTCTTTCATAATCTTAGCTACAGAATGTTCAAGATCAATAGACTCTTGGCTAAAATTTACAGCATCTTTTAATAATCTATAATATATTTCTGCATTAAGTTCTACATCTTGTATGCAATACTCTGCCATTTCTTCAGTGTATTCTTCCCAACTATCAGGCTGATTACCTTTTCTTTTTTCTGCATTGTTAGGGTATAGATAGTATCCCCAGTTTTCTAAGCTGTGTCCTCCAGGAAAAACAGGATTAACCAAACGAGATACAACAAGAGTATCTTCAATATGTTTAGTAAGTTTAAGATTAAAATGTTTGAGCAGGACAGGGATATCAAATCCTATAATATTATGCCCAATCAAAACGTCTGCGCTTTCTAATAGATCTGCCCCTTCTTGAAGTTTATCAGGAGGGAACAAGTAAGTTCCCCCTCCAATAACTTTGGCAACGATACAATGAATAGTGTTACCTTCAAGACCTTCTGTTTCTATATCAAAGATTACTTTTTTAAAACGGTGATGTGCTATTTTGTTGGGGAGAGAAATCAATGTCTGTTTCATAAAGTCTTCCTGTGTCTGAATTATATTTAAGGCTACAAGCAAGTCCAGTATCCCCTGTGTATCTAGATTTTAAAACTCTTACCCTTGTTGTATTAGCTTCTTCTATATCATCTGCTTGTTGATTTCTTTCTAAGGCTATTACACAATCTGATAGTTGTGATATTCCTTGTGATCCTTTTAAATGAGAAAGAGATACTTCAATACCTTGTTCATGTCCTTTCTCACCTGCTGCTCTTCTAAGATGTGAAACAAGTATCATACCTACTCCTGTTTCTTCTACTAAAGATCTAAGGCGATTCATAAGATTATCAATACCTCTTCTTTCATCACCTTCTGTCATTACATTTACAAGCATATGTAAGTGATCTACTACTACCCATTCACATTCACAGCCTACTATAATGTATCTAAGTTTAGAAAAGATTTCATCTATATTTGTTGCACCAAGATGAGCATGGATAAAGACTCTACCATCTTCAATTACATTGTCAAATAAATTTTCTAATTGTTCATTAGAATAGTTAGCTCTTTTCTCAGCTAAATAAATTCTATCGTTAGCTTCTATAGATATAATTCCATCTGCTGTTCTAAGCCAGTTCTCTTCTAGAGCTACAATGCCTACATTATCTGTAGTGTTTTTAATAAGCCAATGTTCTAGTTCTCTAGTCACACTAGACTTACCTAATCCTGTGCCTCCAGTAAGAGTAACTAACTCTCCTTTGCGCATACCATATAGTTTTTTATTCAAGCCTTCCCATGGATAAGGAATACTTTCTTTGTCTTCACGTTGTAACCAATCATTCTTTTTGCTAGACAATTCCAGGATACCTGATGGTGTATATGTTTTAGCTTCCCACCAAGCTTTAGTAAACTCTTCAAACTTACCTTGCTTAAGCATATCATTAGCATCTTTAAAGCCTGTAGGAAAAGACATGATCTTAGTTTTATTAGGCTTTAGTATTCTTGCTACTTGTCTAGCTGCTTTCTGTCCTGCATCATCATTATCAAATGCAAGTACTACATTCTCATAAGCTTCTACAAACTCTATGCTTTCTCTTATATCTTTTACAGCAGAAGCACACCCACGTTTAAGAGATACTACTGCCCACTTACCTCCAAAGATTTGATGTACTGCCATAGCATCACATTCACCTTCTGTAATTGTAAGATATTTACCACCTGTATTTCTATACAACTGCTCACCAAACAATCCTGTACCTTCAAAGTTACCACCAGAATAAAACTTCTTAGTATCTACCTCTCTAGTTTTAGTAGCAGATACTTCGTTGTTATTGTAGTAAGGATATACATGTTTGTTTGGACTAGATAAAACTCCAAAAGTTTTTGCTGTCTTTAAACTAATCTTTCTATCTTCAAGAGCATTGTATGATCCCTTGTAAGATTGTAAAAAAGAATTTATATCTGTAGGTAGAGTACTTACTGATGGTGAAGGCTCACCAAATAATTTAGGCGGTGTTCTTTTGTTACATCCAAAACAATAGGTATGGCCATCATCATATAAACTATTGTTATCTTTACTTCCACAAGATTCACATGGAATGTGTTTAATAAATTTGCTGTTGTTATTTGTATTCAATTTACTTCCCCAAGTTTAAGATAAAGATGCTAGGTACTTCTTACACTATCTTCAAGGAACTCGCACAACCAATGCAAAAGAAACTAAGAAGCACCTAGCGTTATTTTATTTAGATTTTTTTGTAGTGACTTTCTCCTCTTTTTTTATTTCATCACTTAACAAAGCACAACCATGATTGATTTCCCATTGTGCAGATTCTAATTCATCAATAGCTTTTGCTTTCTTTTGATTAGCTAATTGTAATTTTAAAAACAATCTGCGTGGTTCACCTCTTGGTAAATCATTGACTGTATATTTCTTTTTATCTAAAGTAATAAAGGCTTCGCTCATTTAGAAATCCCCTTCATCATACATTCCAGATCCATCTGGCTCATTGTATTCTACTAAATCAACAAGCTGTACTGCCCTAAGATCTCTGCCTTTACCTGCTTTACCTTGATAATTCCAAGCGTATTCTTTGTATTGAATTTTAACAGTAGATCCATTCCCTATATTAGGTAGAGTATCTACACGCTTACGGTTTTCATCTACTAATAAAGGTCTAGTATTTTGTCCACCGCCTTTCCTATCTACATTTCTTTTGAAGTGAATGAACCTACCAAAGTCTTTTTCTTTTATGGGATGTCCTCTGTTTTCAAACTCAGTTAAAGTATCATCATCTAATACTAAACTAACTTCCCATTTAGAATCAAACGTAGTATTTGGAGTTACTACATTTGCATAGTAAGCGCGACCTGTAACTTCGCCAACACCACTTGCAGCATTAAAAGTATTTTCTTCTGCCATTTTCTTTTCCTTTTCAGTTTATGTTACATTTAAATTAAAAGACATTTTACAATTAGATTGTAAGCTATCTTTAATAAAGTTTAACTTAGATACATAAGAATGTACAGCACTTTCTAATTTTTTAGGTGCGTTGTTAGACTTAACGTTCAATACATTTGCTTTACCTTTTTGATCTACATCAAACATAACAGCAAGCGAATAAGAACCTTTACGTTTAATTTTATCTACAGCTTTCTGGATAACTGTAGTTCTATTTTGTAATCCTGCTTCTAAAACATAAGCACACTTTGCTTTTTCTATTGGAGTTTCTACAGTAGAGCCTCTAATATTTTCTAATGTTTCTGGAGTAATCACAGGCACAGGTTCTTGCTTCAAAGAATCTTCAAGTAATTCTATTTCTTGTAGAATAAATTGTATCTGTTCTCTTAAAGATTCATCATTAGTTTTACTTTGCTTTATCTCTGCATCAAATCTTTCCATGTCTGCGTTCAACTGAGTAACAAAAGCCTGAACACTTTTCTTTGACATGTTAACTTCATATTCAATAAATCTTTTATTATCTTCAATTACATTATAAGCATTATCAAGTTCTCTTCTTGAGATACTTTCAATAGAGTCTGCTCTTAATTCAAACATATCTTTTTTTACATCAAGAATTTTTTGACTTAAAAGATTTATAGTTTGTGTAGAATTTTTAAATTCTTTTTGAATTTTATTTTGTTGCAATAAGAAACAACCAAATACTATTGTTAGTATTATACAACCAGTTATAAAATTACTTTTCATTTTTTGCTCCTATTTTTTTACGTTCAATTCAATAGCATCAAGTGCTACTCCGTTATTTACTTGCTCCTGGATTTCCTCTTCAATTAATTCTTCTATGTTAAATAGAGCTATGCCTAATTGAGATTCCTTTCTTAAGCCCATAGGAATACTAAGACTACATGTAGTTAAAGCAGATTCAATCTGATAATATTTAAAAAGTTTATTATTATTCATTAGAAAGAATAGTTCTGTTGTTTTGTTTGAGTTCTTTTATCTTCATAGTATCTACTTAGTTCTGCAAAACTATTTATATCAGGATATTTTTTTAAATATTTCATGATCCATTTGTGTGTCATAAAAGAAAGATACATTGTTTTGCGTGCAACATAATAATCTTCATCAGGTACTAATTGATCTATATTATCTAGTGAGACCTGTGCAGCTTCTTCTTCGTTCAGTAATGTTTTCATCCATTCTACTTGTAAAGACTTTACTTTCTTTCTTAAAGCTTTAACTTTCTTTGCGTTCAATAGAGTTCTCCTTTATCTCTATAGGATTATATAAGAAGTAACTGAGGGATGTCAAATCCCCCAGATTACAATTACTATTAACATCACTATTAAAATAAACATAGGTAAAGATTTTATAAAATTGTCTTTATCTTTCATGGATATATACGTCTATTCTTTGTGCGTCTTCTAACTTACAATCTCTCCAGTTAATATTACCATGTTGATTAGTATACTTAGCCAAGTGAGGATTGTTCTTTCCAAATCTACCATGACATTTAACATATAGTTTATGGTTTATATGTTTGTTAAGAAATTTAATAGTATCTCTAAGTACATCTAATCTATATTCTTCTAGTACATTTCCTTTGTTGACTGTCATTACATATGCTTTTGTTCTTGATTTTTTCATTTTGTTTTCCTTCCTTTAGTAGTTAAAATTATTTTTTTAAAGCCTTGGCCATACTATCCCAACCTTCCATATCTTTTTTTAATTCCAGGAATAAAGGTTCTCTTAAATCTTTAAGTAACTCTAAAGAGTTTTCTAATTCCCATTGAGGTAAGTTACCTATGTCATCCTCCATAGCCTTTAAAGTTTTTATGATTGTCTCTATAACATAATCTATTTTTTCTATATCATTCATCCAAATATCTCCAAGTAAATAATCAACCAGATAATAAAAGTTATTAGTTCATTCATTGAGGCCTCCGTTCAATCCAGTAATATCATATAAGCATCAGGCTCATTTGTAATAAACCAATCTAAACCTTTGCGCATGGTGTTGTAATCTCTGATCCTTTCAGCACCCATGATGGTATCGTAAACTGCAACAGCATCAGGCGGTATAGTTATTGTAGCACCAGTAAATCTATTGGCTACTTCAACAGGTTTTTTATCTATTACTTTGCAAGCAAAAGGTAATTTACGTTCAGTCATTTTTTATCTCCTCTACTTCTATCTCTGCTTGGTCAGCTAAAAATTCCCAATCTTCTACTTCAAGATATCCTTTTTCTTCTGCTTCTTCCCAATCTTCTGCCATTACAAAACATTCCTCTACTATGTAAGTTGTTCTGATTAATCTGTATTCTTTTAATTTACTACTCATTATTTATGTACTCCTCTAATTCATTAACAGCTATATGTAATTTACCTGCAATTAAATTCAATGCTACTTTGCTTGGTCTATTATTAAATGGCGGGATGGAAAGAAATTTTTCCGTAGCTGTTGTTCGCTTAGAAGCAACTGCTTTTTTATTTAACAATTTAAATGCTCTAACAAAATGTACAATATCCATTTCAAGTATATCTGTAAG